TATGGCTAAAATGGGTATGGGCGGCGGTGTGAAAGCCAAAATGGGTGCTTCTAAGATGGGCGCAGTAAAAACTGGTAAACCTGCTATGGGTAGTGCTTCTAGCCGTGCTGATGGGGTTGCTGTAAAAGGCAAAACCAAAGGCAAAATGCTGGCTGGCGGTGGCATGGCTAAGATGAAGGCTGGCGGCGGTGTAAAAGCCAAGATGATGAAGTCTGGCGGAGCGTGCTAAATGATTGCCTCGCGCGGGATGGGTGCTATCCGCAAATCCAAGATGCCTAAGGCTAAAAAGGGTAAGCGGAAAGACGGCGATACTTTTACGATGTTTAAAGAGGGTGGTCAGTCTCGCGTCAATCAATCTGGCAATTACACGAAGCCAGAGCTACGCAAGAGGATCTTTAACCAAGTAAAAGCCGCCGCTACACACGGCACGGGTGCAGGCCAATGGTCGGCCCGTAAGGCTCAGCTAGTCGCCAAGAAGTACAAAGCTGCTGGTGGTGGCTACAAGTGAAAGCTCCACAACAAAGCCTTAAAGATTGGGGGGCGCAGAAATGGAGGACCAAGAGTGGTAAGAAATCTTCCGTTACAGGCGAGCGTTATTTACCAGAGAAAGCGATCCAATCTCTATCTCCAGCAGAGTATGCAGCGACGACGCGAGCTAAAAGAGCTGGTAAAGCTAGTGGAAAGCAATTCGTTAAACAACCCAAATCAATCGCAGCAAAGACAAAGGGATTTCGATAATGGCTAAACCGTTTCCAGACTTAAACAAAGACGGCGAAGTAACAAAAGCAGATGTGCTTATGGGCCGAGGTGTTATAGGTAAAAAGAAGGGCGGTTGGATTTCCAAGGCCATAAAGAAGCCCGGTGCCCTGCGTCAGTCTCTTGGCGTTAAAAAGGGTGAGAAGATTCCCGCTGGCAAACTAGCTGCTGCCGCTAAGAAGCCCGGTAAGATGGGTCAGAGAGCGCGGTTAGCACAGACTTTAAAGGGGTTTAAGAAGTGACTACTTCCGGCTCAGCCAGCTTTAATCTTGACCTTAACGATATTGTCGAAGAGGCATACGAGAGAGTTGGCATTGAGGTACGCACAGGCTATGAGCACAGGACTGCACGGCGCAGTTTGAATTTGTTGTTTGCCGATTGGGCAAACCGGGGCATCAACCTGTGGACGATTGAGCAGGGGTCGCTCAATTTAACGCAAGGCGAGCCTACGTATGCGCTACCCGTAGATACGGTAGACCTTTTAGAGCATGTCATTCGTACCGGCGCAGGCGATATTTCAACCCAGGCAGACCTGACAATCACGCGTATTAGTGTTTCTACTTACGCCACAATCCCAAATAAACTTTCGCAAGGTCGACCTATTCAGGTCTGGATCAATCGGCAGACAGGGGCGGAATACCCCCCTGGAGGGCGTCCAGCAGGCACAAACCCCGCTACAGGTATCTTACCCCCCAACATCAACGTCTGGCCCACCCCAGACGGCTCACAGCCCTACCAATTCGTCTACTGGCGTATGCGGCGCATCCAAGATGCTGGCGGTGGCGTGAACACCCAAGACATTCCTTTTCGGTTTTTACCCTGTCTGGTGGCAGGATTGTCGTATTACTTGGCGCTCAAAGTCCCAGAGGCGTACAACCGGTTGGCTGATTTAAAAGTCATGTACGACGAGGCTTGGGAACTGGCTGCGTCTGAAGATCGTGAAAAAGCGCCGGATCGGTTGGTGCCACGTCGGATGTATATCAGCGGCTGACATGAGTAACAGATTTGCTTCCGGTAAAAATGCGATTGCGCAGTGTGATCGCTGCAACTTTCGTTTTCCGCTAAAAGAATTAACCACAATAACGGTCAAAACTAAAAACGTAAACTTGTTGGTTTGCAGTGAGTGCTGGGACCCAGACCACCCACAGTTACAGTTAGGAATGTATCCGGTTTCAGACCCACAGGCTTTACGTAACCCCAGACCTGACTCAAACAGCTACATCACTTCTGGTGTAAACGTAGACGGAAACCCGTCTGGTGGTAGTAGAATCTTCCAATGGGGTTATGCTCCTGTAGGCGGTGCGAGAGCTAACGCTGACGGGCTTACACCGAACAATCTGGCGCTGGGCGTAACGCTTGGCACTGTAACCGTAACAACTTCATAGGAGTAAATCATGGCAGACAAAAAAGCAATGCAAGCACTTAAAGAGCATGCCAATAAACCCGCTGGTGAGGCTCATAAAGGCCTGAAAAAAGGGGGCAAGACCAACCTCGACATGAAGAAGTACGGGCGTGGTATGGCTAAGGTGATGAACCAGCGGTCTTCCTCAAGGGGACGATAATGGCTAAGTACAGCATGAAAGTTAAGGGTAAAGAGATTGGCCCTGCTGAAATCTATGCGCCTCCGCACACGATGAAAGGCACGCCTACCACTGTGAAGACATATCAGACCACAGAAAGCGGCCCTGAGATAGTCAAGAAAATGAATATGTCGGTGGGTAACATCAACCGGTTTGAGCCGCCTATCAATCCCTATGGGGTTGGTGAGATGCGTGGGTATGGTGCTGCTATTAAGGGCCGTAAGATCAGCGGGAAGATGGGATGAACTTAACGACGCTTCGCGCCACTATTCGGGCTTATGCTGAGAATGACTTCCCACAGACTGTGGGCAGTGGTGGTTTAACGTCTGACCAACAAGTTGATACCTTTATTCGTCAGGCTGAAGAGCGTATTTTTAATAGCGTTCAGTTTCCCAATTTTCGCAAGAACCAGACGGGCAACACGACAGCAGATAACAAGTATCTTGGGACGCCGGTAGACTTTTTGGCGCCCTATTCTCTGGCAGTTATTCTGCCCACTGGGGAGTACGAGTATCTGTTAAACAAGGATGTGAACTACATCAGAGCGGCTTTCCCAAGTCCAACATACAAAGCGGCGCCTAAGTACTACGCCATATTTGATGACAACACGTTTATCCTTGGGCCAACACCGAACCTGAACTATTCGATGGAGCTGCATTACTTCTATTACCCTGAGTCCATTACGACTGCTAACACGACTTGGCTGGGCGATAACTTCGATATGACCCTACTCTACGGTGCGTTGTCTGAGGCTGCGGCATTTATGAAGGCTGAACAAGATGTTATTGCCAACTACGCTAAACGGTACGAAGAGGCGATGATTCTGGCTAAGCGCATGGGTGATGGCATGGAGCGCAGGGACGCTTACAGGTCTGGTCAGGTCAGAATGACGGTGAACTAAAGTGTCATTTACAGGCAATTATGTTTGCAATTCCTTTCTTTCTGGCTCCTTTGACGGGGATTTTGATTTTGGCCCAGGCACAGCAGATGTCTACAAGCTTGCTCTGTACACTAATGCGGCGACCCTAAATGCAGAAACGGCTGTCTACACCACCGATGGGGAAGTCGTTGCCTCTGGATACACGGAAGGCGGTCCTGTTATTACCCCGACGAAAGGTATCGGGAACATATCGACTTCGGGCGGTACAGCCTTTGTCACCTTTGCCAACGTCACCGTGTCTGCTGCTTTCACGGCCCGTGGTGCGCTGATTTATAAGGTAGGTGGGGCAGCGATCTGCGTATTAGATTTTGGTGCCGATAGAACTTCAGTAGTGAGTTTTCAAGTGACCTTCCCCGCAGCCACCGTAACAGATGCGTTGATAAGGATCTCTTAATGTTCACCTCCTTTCACTCAGACCCACCTACAGTAGTGATTGCGCCTATTCCTCCTAAGGAAGAAATCTGGGTAGCCGCTGAAGAAATCGAGATGAAAGGCGAGCTAAACGCTGGCCTGGATGTGGTGCTGGCAAACGTGAAGGAAAACATCCGGCTGGGGTTTCAGCAGGTTCAGCCTTATCCAACCAATGATGTCGAGGTGATGATCGTTGGCGGTGGGCCGTCGTTAAAGGGTCAGATTGGTGAGATCCGCCGCCTGCGCGAGCAGGGCGTGAAGCTTGTCTGTCTGAACAACGCCTATCAGTACTGCTTAGATCATGACATCAAGCCTTCTGCATTTGTGATGTTAGATGCACGGCCTTTTAACCTTCGCTTTGTCGAGAACGTCATTCCTGACTGCAAGTACTTTATTGC